ATTAAAGATTTATGTAATATTTATAATGTGCCAGTTCAATTATTAAACAATACTGAATCCAGCACTTATAACAACATGAAAGAGGCAAAGAAAGCATTATATCAAAATTGTGTTATTCCAGAGCTTATTAAGATACAAGATGAATTGAATCGTTGGTTGGCTCCAATGTATGGCGATAACATTTGTATTGAATATGATTTTAGTGTCATTCCAGAGTTACAAGAGGAAACAGACAAGATTGTTGATCAGATGTCCAAAGCGTGGTGGTTAACTCCAAATGAAAAAAGAGCGGCAATGTCTTACAGCCACGATGAGGAAAATCCAATATTAGATGATTATTATATCCCAGCTAATTTAATTCCTGTTAGTGGTGAGCCAATAGATATGCCGGAACCACAACCAGCTGAAATCTCAGAGGATAAAAAAAAAACTCCAATAACTAATATTGAAATAAAAAAATTAGTACCCGGAATGACCGATGTCTTTACTACAAGACAAGAGGCCGAGGATAGAGCTATTGAATTAGGTGGGGAGGGTAGTCATTCACATGACATGGATGGTGAATTGGTTTATATGCCATTTAAAACTCATAATGAGTATATAAGTGCGATAGAGGATGAGAAATATCATGAGGATAAACCACACGATGATGAGTATAAGGCAGAGGTCTCGGCTAGAGTTGAAAAGGCATTAAAGAAAAAAGCTGATGATCACAACGATTCGGTTAGTGCGAAATCAAAAAAAACATCATTAGGAACTTTAAAAAAGGTTTTTAATAGAGGTGTTGGCGCTTATAATACCAACCCTAGTAGTGTTCGGCCTAGTGTATCAAGTCCGGACCAATGGGCTATGGCTAGAGTAAATTCATATTTATTTGCCCTTAAAAATGGTAAGTTTAGAGGTGGCAAACATGATACAGATTTATTACCAGAGGGCCATCCAATGAGTTCTAAAAAAGAATCTAAAGCCGAGGGTTATGATGACTATCCTCAAAGTGCTACTAACAACGCCAAAAGAGTTAAAAATTGGATTGATAAATATGGGCGTGACCAGGTTGATGGAATGACAACTATTGGGCTTTCAAGGATGAACCAATTAATTTCAAGGGAAAAACTTTCGTTATCAGTTTTGAAAAGAACTTTTAGCTTTTTATCTAGGACCAAAGGCGGTGGTTATAATAAAATAAATCCAAAGTTTAAAGACACGCCATGGCGAGATAAAGGTTATGTTGCTTATCTTGGGTGGGGTGGTGAATCGATGTTAAATTATGCCGAGAGAAAGTTAAACCAATTAGATAATGAATAATGCCAACACCAAAACCAAACGAATCAGAAAGACAGTTTATTGCTAGATGTGTTATAAATGATGAGGCAACAAGGGATTTTCCAGATGTTGACCAGCGTGTTGCTTTTTGTTATTCTCAATTTGAAAACAAATCAAAACCAATTTATAAAAACAATTCTTTAGATAATAATTATTTAGCATCCTTAGATAAGCAAATAAATATTATAGAAAATAAAAATATAAAAACCCTCACAAAATATTATGAAAACAATTATAACCAGGGTGTTAAGAATTTTAATGATTTTGGAATAACAAGATATGAATCATTATTTACTTTAGATTCATTACAAAAAGAATATGAAAAGATGTATGTATCAATTGGCAATCATATCGCCAAATGGTATTTTAAAACATTTGAAAAGTATATAAAAAAAGCAGATTCAAAACCTTATGAAAGCGAGTGGGAAAAAGCATTTGCAACTTATGGCGGTCAAGTGGCTGCAACTAATGTCACAGGTGTTGCCAATACAGCTAAAAAAACATTAATAAAGATTACACAACAATTAATGAGAGATCCGGAGTTTATGAGCTTAGGAGCGCAACAAAAGGCCAGGATATTACGTTCTAAGTTTAAACATTATAGTAAATTTCAAGCGCAAAGATTAGTAAGAACTGAAAGCACAAGGGCCGCAAACTTTGCCGCTGAAAAGAGTGCCACAACATTATTTTCTAAAAATGATTTATCTAAAAGATGGCTAACTGTTATGGATGGTAGGGAGCGCCCATGGCATGAAGCAGCTAATGGTCAAACAGTTCGAATGACTGATAATTTTATTGTTGGTGGTGAGGAAATGCCACGACCTGGAGAGGGTTCGGCTAGAAATGTAATTAATTGTAGATGTCGAATTATACCAATTCCAGATGAGGGTGCTATTCCAGTAACTGAATTAGATAACATTGGTGTTGGATTAGGTAATCAAAGAATCCCAGAATTTACATTGACAAATATTGTCAATCCAGTATTTGAAACAATTATAACAAGAGAAATCATCGATGAAACAGATGAAAATAATTAATAATAAAAAATTACTAATTTTGTAAAAAATATAATTATGAATTTTATATACAAATCAGCACCAATTGGGGATGAAATAATTGATTTAGATGAGAAAAATAATATTGTAAAAGGTTATGGATCTTATTTTGATAACAAGGATAGTGACATGGATATTATTAGGCGTGGTGCATATCAAAAAACAATTCAAGAGACTGGCCAAAGAGTAAAGTATTTATATCAACACGATATGATGCAACCAATTGGTAAAATGAATGAGCTTTATGAGGATGAAAAAGGATTGGTATTTACAGCCGAGATTCCAAAAACTCAATTAGGTAATGATGTGATTGAGCTAATGAAAGCCGGTGTGATAACTGAAAATTCAGTTGGTATTATGCCAATTGTAAAAGAAATGATGAATGATTACAGAGAAATAAGAGAGGTTAAACTATATGAAATAAGTGCCGTTACGATGGCCGCTAATGACCAGGCAAAGATATTAGATGTAAAAGGAATGGTCGATATTGATAAGGTTTACAAGCGTTATGATAACATTTGTAAGCTGCTAAGAAAAGGCAACATATCGGATGATATGGGATATGCCCTTGAATCAGAAATACTTAAACTCAAAACATATTTCATTAATGCTACTCAGCCAGTTGAGGAAACTACTGAGCCAGTCGAAAAAAGTCAAGAGGTTGATATTTACAAATATTTAATTAATAATCTTTAAAATTCTATTAAAATGAATGAAAATGTAAAAAATCAGCTTGATCAATTAGGCGATATTATCGATGCTAAATTGGAAAAAGCTCATGGACAGGCAGTTGAATCAGCAACTGGCAAGGCAGATGATGCTCTAAAAGGAGAGATCAAAAACCTAACACAAAAATTCACTGAGAGAATGGATGCTATTGAAGTATCTAACAAAAAGAGATTCGAAGCATCTCAAAAAGAAGATAAATCATTTGGTGGCAACTTAACAAAAGCTATCAAAGAGGGTGCTTTAGATTCAATGAGAAATGGCTCTAACAGATCATCAGCATTTGAAATAAAAGCTGATATGACTGTTGCGGCTGACTTTACTGGTGATGTAATACCACCACAAAGAATACCAGGATATAAATTCGATCCTACAACGCCACAAAACATCAGACAACTTATTCCTATTGGTTCAACTAATAGTGATGTTGTAAGATATGTTAAAGAAAGCGGATACAGTAATGGAGCAGCGGCTGCGGCTGAGGGTTCAACACTAGGTCAAACTGACTTTGACATGACTGCAACTGATGCTAATGTTAGAAAAATTGGAACCTATTTAAGAATATCTGATGAGATGTTACATGATACGCCTCAAATTTCTAGTTATCTATCAGCTAGAGTACCGGCAAAATTAATGGAGGTTGAGGATGACCAAATCCTTGGCGGAAATGGATCAGCTCCAAACCTAGATGGTTTCTATAACTCAGGAACTAACTTTGATGTTTCATCTAATGGTAAATTTTATCAATCAGTTGAAGCGGCAAATGAATTTGACGTATTAGTTGCGGCAATCAACCAATTACAGATTGCTAATTACAAAGCTGATTATATTTTACTTAACCCAACTGATTTTCATAAAATCCTATTATTAAAAGATAGTAATAATAACTATCTAAAGGATCAAGTTTATCAAGGGTTACAACCTAATTTCTTAGGTGTGCCAATCGCTGTAAATAACGAAGTTAACCCTGGAACATTCCTAGTTGGTAACTTTGGACAAGCGGCTCAGTTATGGGTTAGAGATAACGTATCTGTTGAGTTCTTTACAGAGGATGGAACAAACGTAAGAGATGGATTTGTTACTGTAAGAGTAATGGAAAGAGTTGCACTTGCAACATACTTGCCAAATGGTATTATCGATGGAACATTCAGCACTGCAAAAGCAGCACTAGAAACACCATAATAATAACTATTATACTAATTAAAGGGGTATTTATTACCCCTTTTTTTATGGAGTAAAGTGAAATAATAATAAAATAAATGCAAAATATATTTGTTATTTAAAAAAATTCTTTTATATTTGGAGTATGA